AGTCCAAAGAAGGAGCTTTGCGTATATTGGGCGAAGAATTCCCGCAGGAAAAGCTCACAGAAATTCGTCAAGAACTTCAAGATGAAGCTATGGCAGATGGAGCCCTCAAACTTATTCAAACTCAAATCGAGCAGGACATCATGGCGCTTACAGGAACTACCCCTGTAGAGCAAGGCCCAGGAGGAACTTCAACTCCAGGAAAGCCTACAGATCAGATGGCTCCAGCACCTACAGAACCAGTATTGCTAGATGATGCAACCGTTGCCGCCCAAGTTGGCGATCAAAAGGTCCGTACTCGTCTAGTAACGGAAGCCTACGGAACACAACTGCCTCAACGCAGAGTTCCAGAGGACTACCAAAAATAAAGTGATTTATACAGACAATTGAGCAATCTATTGTCAAAATAAATACTGCAATACAACCGTTAGGTCACATGTGATACGGGCTTAGGCTCATTTGGAAAACGACCCCTAGAATCAAAGGATATAAGCATGTCAGATACTGCAGAACAAATGGCATCTGCTTTTGAAGCAGAAGCTAATACAGCTCCAGTTGTAAATGTGTCGGGCGTTGACGCGCCTACTGTTACTCCTGGTGCGAATGACTCAGCTAAGTCATCTAAGTTTTATACTGAAGATGATCTAGCAAAAGTTCGTTCGCAAGAGAAGGATAAGTTGTATCCAGAAATCGAAAGATTGAAGGAAGAACTATCTGTTATCAAAAAGGAACGAGAAGAAAAAGCAACTCGTGAAGCAGCCGAGGCGGAAGCTAGAGCAGCTGAAGAAAAAGCTAAGCAAGAGGAGAACTTGGACGCCAAGGACTTCGCAAAAGCTACAGCTGAAGAGTTGCGAGAGCAGTTGGCTCGTGAGCGTCAAGAACGCGAAGCGGCCTTCGCTCTTCTGGAGCAAGAAAGAAAGTTTGCAGATTTGCAGGCTTACCGTCAACAAGCTGTTGAACAGAACCGCGAAAATATCATTCCGCAATTAATTGATTATGTTCAGGGAAATACTGCTGAAGAAATCAATGAAAGTGTTGCAAGTTTGGTTGAGCGATCTAACAGTATTTTGTCAGATGCGCAGTCTGCTTTACAGCAACAGCGCAGAGATATGCCAGGCGTTAGGGCAACCTTGCCAGGCGTTGGACCAATGGAGATCAATTCGGAATCACGTCAGTTTACTGCTGCAGATATTGCAGCAATGCCGATGAATGAATACGCAAAAGTCCGCAGTCAAATCTTGAGCGCTAAAGCTCAGGGCAAGACCAGCGGAATTCTGGGATAAAACTTAATAACTAAAAACTACTATCAAGGAGTCAAAGCCAAATGGCATCAGGTATCACAGGTACAGGCAATCTAGCCGCAGCCCCAACAGCGTACTCTGGTACAAACACCCAATTGACTCAAGCGATTCAGACAATCTGGTCCAAGGAAATCTTGTTCCAGGCTATGCCTATCCTTCGCTTTGAGCAATTTGCAGTCAAGAAGACTGAACTAGGTGTTGCACCAGGACTACAGATCAACTTCATGCGTTACAACAACCTCGGATTCGCTTCACCTCTTGTTGAAGGTGTCCGTATGCAAACTAACGCACTTACAGCTCAACAGTTCTCAATCACAGTAACAGAGCATGGTTATGCTCTTGCTGTTTCTGAGCTTCTATTGAACGCTTCATTCGATGACGTAATGGCTTCAGCCTCACGTCTTCTCGGTCGTAACATGGCTATCTACCTAGATCAGCTTTCACGCGACACACTATATGCAGCTTCTTCTACTCTTTATGGTGAAGACCGCTCATCTGTCTCTTCAGCAGTTAACAACTGGTACGGATATGGAACCTTCGCAACATCACGTGCGTCTATGACAGGTTCTTCATACCTAACACCACACGTTATCAAGGACACTGTAGAGACCCTCGCAACCAAGAACATCCCAAGGTTGGGCGAGACCTACGTCTGCTTCGTTCACCCACACCAAAGCCGTACACTACGTGACAACCCAGAATTCATTGAAGTCACAAAGTATGCTGCTCCAGGAAACTTCATGCTCGGTGAAATCGGACGTTTGTACGATGTAGTCTTCATCGAAACCACACAGGTCCTTAAGGTCACTGGTGGTGCTGGTTCAGGTTACACAGCCGACACAGCAGTAGCTTCACCAGTTGTAGTACCTGGTGGAGGATACACAACACCAGCTACCTACACAGGTAACGGTGCTTCAGATCGTTATGCAGGTATCATGATCGGTGATAACGCATTCGGTCACGCTATCTCTCTTCCAGTCGAACTCCGCGATGGCGGTATTCTAGACTTCGGTCGTGAGCATGCACTTGCTTGGTACTCAATCTTCGGACTTGGCCTAATCACAGACCAATCTGTTGTTATCCTCGAGACCAACTAATAAAAACTAAATAGCTTAAAGGGCGGGAGTTTCGGCTCCCGCCTTATTCTAACGAGATATTAAATTGGAGAATACTAATGGCAACAAAGTCAAAGCCCACTGATGTAACAGGTCGTGTCCGCGAGCAGCTACAAGAACAAGCTATTGAAGCTCAGCAGGATGCCGCTAATCAAATGTCTATGGCAACAGCTCAAGCAAGAGTTGACCTAGAGACAAATGTAATTGACGCTACTAAGCCTAGTCGTCAGACAGTTATTGTAGATGACCCTGTAACGGTCGGAAGCACTGATGACTCTACTGTAGAGATCCGTGTAGTTCAAGATATTGACAACATGACTCTTGGTAAGGGAAATAACTACAGCTTTAAAGCTGGAGTTAAATACAAAGTTACTAAGCATGTAGCTGAACACCTTAAGGAAAAGGGTTACTTAGCAGGCGTTATCTAAAAGATTACCTGTTAGAAGTGGGCGCCTTTCGGGGCGCCTTCTTCGTTTGTAGAGATTTTTAAGAAGTAATACGCCATCATTAGATTTATCAAGTGTAGGGAGTTTCTGTGGCCGTTCTGTCTGACATACTCTCTAGAGTCCGTCTAGAACTAGGCGATTTACAAAAGAATTTTAGTTTTACTACTGCTGGTGACGGAACTACCACCGTATTTCCCACTGGGATTAAGCCCATCGAGACCGCTAACCTCTATGTAACAATTAACGGCAATCCTATTGGGTACCCTTACGGCTATACAGTTGAAGAAGACACAGGCATCATTACCTTTGCAACCGCCCCTGTTAGCGGTTCTACTATTGCAGTAACAGGTCTTCAAGACCGTTATTTCCTAGACTCTGAACTCTGTAACTTTATTAACGATGCTGTAAACCAGCATACCTATAACCGCGTTGATTCTTACGGGTCTCTAGTTACCATTGCCAGCATCTCACCAGTAGAAGAATATCCAGTTGCTATCCTTGCAACCATTGAGGCTCTATGGGCTCTTGCTACAGACTCTGCTTTTGATATCGATATTCAGGCACCAGATGGAGTAAATATTCCTCGCTCTGAGCGTTACCGCCAGCTCACATCTATTATTCAACAGCGTTGGGAGCAATATAAGACTCTATGTGCCCAACTTAACGTTGGTCTATGGAAGATTGAAATGGGTACGCTTATCCGTACCTCACGTACAACTAACAAGTACGTACCTGTCTATGTAACTCAAGAAGTTGATGATTCTCGTAAACCCGAGCGCGTCTATATTACTAATAACCTTACTGGACGTAGCCCATTGCCTTCAACAGCTCAAAACTACGATTTAGTTATTACCCAAGGAAACAGCTTCTCTGTAGAGTTTGATTTCCCATTTGATGCTTCTTTGTTTACCTGGGCTGCACAGATTCGTACCTATCCAAATGCACCTTCCGTATACGCCAATTTTACAGTTACCCTCCTATCTACATCTTCAACACTCAGTAAGGTACAGCTATCGCTTAATGTTGATGGCACTAAGTACCTGCCTGTACGTGGATTCTGGGACCTACTAGCAACAGAGATTGCAAACACCGAAGTCGCCGTTACTTACGTTAAGGGTCAAACCTTTGTTACCCAAGCTGTAACTAACTCTTCAGGTGCGCTAAACGGAAGCTGGTAACAATTGAGTTACTGTCACTCTTGTAATAACTGGCCATGCCAATGCGCTATCCAAGTAGTAACCCCTGCTCCAGTAGTTGTTAACGTAATCCCTTCAACACAAACAGGCGGACTTCCTGGATTTAGTACGCAAGGAACACAAGGCGTACAAGGTGTTCAAGGCGGTCAAGGTACCCAAGGCATTCATGGACAATACGCAGGTCAAGGTGTACAAGGTTCTCAAGGTTTACAGGGCGGCGGTTTTAACCAAGCACAAGGTACTCAAGGCTTACAAGGTATCCAAGGTTTTTATGGCCTACAAGGTTCTGCTGGACATAATGGTGTTCAGGGTTATACAGGTACACAGGGAAAGACTGGTACACAAGGTACGCAGGGACTTTCAATACAAGGTAACGCTGGTACATCTGTAGTAATCCTTGGTTCATACCCAACATATGCCGCTTTAGTTGCAGCGCATCCAACAGGTAATAATGGTGATGGTTATATTGTTGACCCATACCTGTATGTATGGGAAGGTGGCGCTTGGGTTAACGTTGGAATTATCCAAGGTCCACAAGGTACGCAAGGCACACAAGGGCCACAAGGTGTGCAGGGAACTCAGGGTTTACAGGGAACTCAGGGCACGCAAGGTTTACAGGGACCACAAGGTACGCAAGGTATACAGGGCGTTCAGGGACCACAGGGAACCCAAGGTACTCAAGGGTTGCAAGGTCTTCAAGGAACACAGGGAACACAAGGTGTGCAAGGCACGCAGGGCATTCAAGGCCGTTCATATCTAGGAGTAACTTCACCTACACCTAACGCGGTTACAACTGGCTCTCTAACATTTAACGTAACTAATTCAGGCGCTTTTGGTTTAGGTCAAACAGTACGTGTTTCTAACACCCCAGGGCTTTCAAACTGGGTTGAAGGCATTATCACTGCAATAACATTAGATTCAAGCATTACTGTTAACTCTATTATTACTGGTGGTTCTGGTACTTACTCACAATGGACATTCTCAACTGCTGGTGTTCAAGGTTTACAAGGTCCACAGGGAACTCAAGGAATTCAAGGACCACAAGGAACTCAGGGCATCCAAGGCATTCAAGGACCTCAAGGAGTGCAAGGTACACAAGGTATTCAAGGGCCTCAAGGCACTCAAGGAATACAAGGTATCCAAGGTCCACAAGGTACGCAAGGAATTCAAGGAGTTCAAGGAACTCAGGGTATCCAAGGTCGTTCATTTATTGGAGTAACCTCTGCTACATCATTTTTAATT